AGAATTTTATTAATTATATCAAGAATTTGAATCTTCAAAAATTTAATTAATTACTTGGTTTAAAATTAATAATTTATTACTTGACAATATAATATGAATGCTATTATAAGGAGAAAAGAATCAAAATTAAAGGTACTCTTTGAAGGTTGGAGACTATTACAACATAGTTATGGTCAAGTAACAGCTTTTCAATTAATACATCTTTGGAAATTATATGGACCAAATGGTAAACACGGTCATAAAATTGAGTTTTATGTAACTGAAGCACCTTATTATAATCCAAATTGGATAAATACACAAAAGTTAGTTTATTCTGAAGAATACAATAATATTCTAAAAAATATGAAGGAATACAATGATGAACCAGTTGATATTATTTACAGACAAACCTATCCATATAATATTAATGTAAGTGAAGAAAATCGTAATATTCCTAAATGTGTATTTTATACAAGTGAATTTGCAAAAATTAACCATGCTTACTTTCAATTAGAAAAACCTGGAGATTTAGATTCTTCCCAATATGATGAGTATATATCCGTATTTTTAAAAGAATTTAATAATATTTACTTTACATCACCTAGTGTTTGGTCTTCTAAAGGTATGATTCGATATTTGGAGAATACAGACCATAGTCCTAGAAATAGAATTATTACACATGGTGTTGATACTACTATTTTTTATAAACATTCTAATGATATTGTACGTAAAGAAATTAGAAAGACGTACAACGTTAAAGATACAGATATCTTGATGATTAATATTGGAGCTATGACAACTAATAAAGGAATTCTTTTAACATTAGAAGCACTGCATTTATTAGTCAATAAATTAAAGAAAACTTATTATAAACTACTCTTAAAGGGTTCTGGTGATTTATATCAATGTAAAGAATTTTTAGAGGCTTACTTTATTCAATTTAAACAAAAAGGTATTATGACACAGTCTGAAATTGATAATTTATATAACCATATTATTTTTACTAACAAAACTCTTAGTTATTCTAAAATCAATGACCTTTTTAATGCAGCAGATATTTATATCTCACCTTATTTAGCTGAAGGTTTTGGATTAACTATGATGGAATCTTTAGCAGCTGGTTTAAATGTTTTAGTACCACGTACAGGTAGTACACACGAATATATGAATGATATTTGTAGTAATGGAGGAAGTGATTATATTTTCTATGTAAATTCAGAAGTTACAGTAGATGCTAATGAATTATGTCAGAATAATATAACCATGAATAATCTAATTAGTACATTACTAAACAATGAAGAAAAGTTTAAAATTCCAAAAGCATACGAAACTTATATTAATATGAAACAATATATTGAAAAAGACTATAGTTGGTATAAAGTTGCAGAATTGTTATATGATTATTTAAATGATATAGTCAACACTTGACCACAGGTTTCACTGTACCCTTATCTAACTTATGGCTTATTGTTGGGTTGTAGATTCAACACTGCTTTTTAAAAAAATAATACGCAACTCAATTTTAAATTTTTTTTTTAATGTATTAATAATAAGTATATGGAGCTGTCTGATTTCATTGTAATAATATTACTCATATCGTGTGTTTCTATGTGGTTTGCTAATTTCTTTGGTAAATGTCCTATACCACCACCGCCTCCACCGCCTCAAATAGTATATAGATATAGACCAGAACTTGATTTACAATTTGATGAAAGAAATATGCCATCAAAGATATATGATGATATATTTAATAGTCCTAATGTTTATCAGGGAGGATATCCAGATACAGTTAAAAAAAAATCAAGTTTCAAATACACTTATAAAAACATAATTTAAGATGTTTAGATTTAAAATTAATTATCTGTTATATAATAAGGATGTTTCATTATATAGTCGAAAAATTAAACCATTATATAGTAGAAAAATTAAACTATTATATAGTAGAAAAATTAAACATTGGTTTAATTTTAAATAAAACACGTAATCTTCTTAACAATTTTCTACCTTTGGATGAATATTATACTGTATTAGAGAGTACAAATAATTATTATCAAATTAGTCAAAATCTCTCATTGTATAAGAATCATCTTGACTCATTTTTAACCTCAAAGACATTAATTGGATTATATAGTCGTTTTACGTTAATGGAATCATTATTATTATGTGATGGTGTTGTGTGCAGTGTCTATTTCTTGAGAGAGTTTTTAATATTAAAACTAAGTTGTAGAAAATTAAGCAAAGGAGCTATTATGGTTTATAATGAAGAAATAGTAGAGAAATATAATTCATTATATAGATTATCAACACTAGATAGATATGTATTTTATTTATTAATTTATTTTGGATATAATACTATTAATTATTTTTATGAAGAAAACCAGTATAGTTACCTACTTATATTACCTATAGTATTACCGTCACTACAAAATAGTTTACTAGGTATATCGTTTATAAGTAAAAGTATTAGCAATTATGTAGAGCATAAGGATATATTTGTTAAATATAGTATGTCTAAGATGTCTGTTCATTTTGTACAACAATTACATCCACAAATAGAGAAGATTCAAAATTATCATATTTTCATTATTTATAAGACATTATCGGTTAATTTTGTATGGAAGATTACCAATAATTGTCTATTTATAGCCTTACTAAATGTATTACGAAGTTATGATAGTACATATTATTATTATAAAGGTATTAAAATGGCATATTATTATAACGTAGGTTATTTGTATAATATAATTCCATTAGGAGATGCTATTTACTTGGCAAATATAATTATCAAAGAGAAAAGATGGAGAGAATTGGAAAAGTTGGAAGTTGTAAATGCATTTTTTACATTAGTCGTAAATAAATATGAGATTTTCACTTCATTCTCTGGATCTTTTTGGATAAATAGCCAAATGATACTCTTTCAATTATTTTCCTTGTATTCAATTGTATCAGTATTAAAATTAATAACTATATATTTATCTGGTACTTGGGTATGTGGTTTACTTATGACAGTAGCTGTTTATTTGGCAAAATTAAATGTTAAAAATATTATAACTAGTATATTAGTTTATTTCTTAATTATATTTAATATAAATGATCTGATAATAACACTTGTTATCATTACTCATAAAATAGTTTATTACTGGTTAGAAGAAGTCTATTTCTTTGTCAAAAATACTAAAAATGTTAAAAAAGTTATTAAAATGTACGAGACTCCATCTCGTGAAGCCATGGTATCAAAAATACGGGACGAATACACTATTTGTTAAAAAGAGTCCTTTCGTTAAATTAAAGTAAATTTAATGTTTACTTTAATTAGAAAATGAAAACGCAAGTATATGTTTTCCCAGATGCACTTCAAAATGCTGGTAATAATTCATTAGATATAAGTAAAATTCGCTTTAGTGATATTCCTTATAAAAAAGTATGTCCAGAAGCTACAAGCGAATTCAAACAAGAAATATTCACACATTTTATCGATATATATTATAAGAATCATTCACTTATTATTCAGTTACCTAAATATAAACTCAAGAGTATGGATTCAAATAAAATGGTTATCTACGTGGGAGATAATATTTTCCAATATCTTATCAGTCCATTAGAAGAACATATTATACAAACCACTCATAATCAGTCAGAGAAATGGTTTAATGGGAAAAAGTTTACAATGAATAAAATAATGAATAGTATTGTTTCACCATTTAATAAAAAAGAAAATGAAAATACTAATTGCAATGAACATACCTTGAAATTATCATTAAACAAAAATACATTATATTTTAATAGATATAAATCAATAATTCAACATGCAGATATTTCTACAAATTTAGATATTGAACTAATTTGTTTAGTGAGAATATCAAACATTCAATTTTTACAGAATAAATTTAGCTATAATATAGTCTTGGAACAGGCAAAAGTATTTATAGACGAACATTTAGTAGAATATTCTATTATAGATGATTCAGATGATAAAATAAGTGAAGGTGCTAGTATAACAACTGACAATATAATATATGATAGTGAATATTATCACGAGAGTCTTGATTCTTCTAGGATAGATTTTTTTTAGAACGTTATAAATGTCTGTCAGCGTAATATATAAGGTTATTCACCACGTCGTTTCATCTCAAAATATGCAAGTTTTGCGCCAGCGTAATTACATGTTGTATACACGAGGCGCCGATTCACCGAGACTCACCAGTATAACGGAATTATAGTAATTGAGTGGTGAATTAATTGATTATAAATGGAACATTCCCAAAAACGATGTAAAAGCATATTAAAGCTGAATTACTCGAAAAATAACAATTCAAAGAAATATATATAATATATAATATTCTTATAAAAAAATTTTTATAAGACTAAATTTGTTAATATTAGTTGAGTTATTTAGGTGATTAAATAGGGAGTGTTCTAGCTTCAAATGTCATGATATTATCTACGAAAGCTGGAATATTTGTACTTGTATATTGTACTTGTCCAGTATTAGACATACTGAATACAACACCGGTATTATCACCGATAAATGAACTGTTCATAACCCAACTTCCTGTAGCCTTTTGTAGACCATATAATCTATATTGTGCATATAAGTTACCACTGGTTGCAGTTAAAGAAACAGCTACAATAGATTCATAACTACGAACATTAGCATTTGGGAATGCTAGTTTAGTTACGTCTGCAGCTGAAACAATATTGTTGGCTGCAGAGAATGATACAGAAGTTACAATGTCACCAACATTTGGTGTCATATCTATACCATTTACTAGTAGTGTACCACAAGTAATACCCGTAGTGGCTTGTAGAGTTGCAGAACTCATGTTTGTAGAGACCATGTTTGGTAGAGTACTTGTGGTAGCAAATACGTTAGAAGCACTAATTAACCCAGTTACAAGTAAGGCAGCAGATGTAATACCCGTGGTAGCTTGTAGAGTTGCAGAGCTCATGTTTGTAGAGACCATATTTGGTAGAGTACTGGTAGTAGCAAATACATTAGACGCACTAATTAATCCAGTTACAAGTAAAGCAGCAGATGTAATACCAGTAGATGCATCAAGAGTTGCAGAACTAATGTTGGTAGATACCATACTTGGCAGAGTACTTGTGGTAGCAAATACGTTAGAAGCACTAATTAACCCAGTTACAAGTAAAGCAGCAGATGTAATACCCGTAGTAGCTTGTAGAGTTGCAGAGCTCATGTTTGTAGAGACCATATTCGGTAGAGTACTTGTGGTAGCAAATACGTTAGACGCACTAATTAATCCAGTTACAAGTAAAGCAGCAGATGTAATACCAGTAGATGCATCAAGAGTTGCAGAACTAATGTTTGTAGATACCATACTTGGAATAGTTGCCAAGGTAGTGAGTAAATTCGTAAGAGTATTATTAGTACCAAGAACGTTAGTAATAACAGCACTTGTACTTGTAATGTTAGTATTTGATAAATTAGCAATCGTTACATCTGCCATGTTAGCACTGCTTAGAGCCAAGTTATTAGCAGTTAAGTTAGTAAATACACCGTTAGTACCCGTCATGTTGGTAGCATATACAGCACCAGATGTAATACTTGTAGTAACACGCAGTGTACCAGTGATATCAAGTGTTGCATCAGGACTAGTGGTTGCAATACCGACATTACCACCAGTAGTGAAAATATTAGAAATAGTATTAGATGTACCAGGTGCAGATAAGGATGTACCTGCAAATACAATACCGGCAGAAACATTAGTATTTACCAAGTTAGTTGAAGTAATGTTAACTACTGTTAATGTACCACCAACGTTCAAGTTACCAGAAACCCATGTGTTAGCACTACTAATGGTAGTAGCATTAAGAAGTGACGTTCCAACTGTATTGAACGACCCAAGATCGGCATAAGCAGTTCCAGTACTAATACTAGTTGTAGCAAGTAAACTAGTCACGGTAACGTTAGTACCAGTAATATCTTGAAGAGTACTTGTACCAGTAACATTAACTGTTCCAGATGTAATACCACTGGTAGCAATTAATACAGCTAGAGTCTCGTTAGTAGCTGTTACGTCTTGAAGAGTACTTATACCTGTAACATTAAGTGTACCAGATGTCATACCAGTAGATGCCGCAAGAGTTGCGGAACTAATGTTTGTAGACACCATATTTGGTAGAGTACTGGCAGTAGCAAATACGTTAGCAGCACTAATTAATCCAGTTACAAGTAAAGCAGCAGATGTAATACCCGTGGTAGCTTGTAGAGTTGCAGAGCTCATGTTTGTAGAGACCATATTTGGTAGAGTACTGGTAGTAGCAAATACGTTAGAAGCACTAATTAATCCAGTTACAAGTAAAGCAGCAGATGTAATACCCGTAGATGCATCAAGAGTTGCAGAACTAATGTTGGTAGATACCATACTTGGCAGAGTACTTGCAGTAGCAAATAAGTTAGCAGCGCTAATTAACCCAGTTACAAGTAGGGCAGCAGATGTAATACCTGTAGATGCATCAAGAGTTGCAGAACTAATGTTTGTAGATACCATACTTGGTAGAGTACTTGCAGTAGCAAATAAGTTAGCAGCGCTAATTAACCCAGTTACAAGTAGGGCAGCAGATGTAATACCCGTAGTAGCTTGTAGAGTTGCAGAGCTCATGTTTGTAGAGACCATATTTGGTAGAGTACTGGTAGTAGCAAATACGTTAGCAGCACTAATTAATCCAGTTACAAGTAAAGCAGCAGATGTAATACCAGTAGATGCATCAAGTGTTGCAGATGAAACATTAGTACTTACTAAATTAGTAAGTGTATTGCTTGTACCAAGAATGTTAGTAATAACAGCGCTTGCACTTGAAATATTAGTATTTATTAAGTTAGTGATGGTTGCACTTTCGATGTTAGCATTGGACAGAGCTAATGTATTAGCAGTTAAGTTAGTAGCGACAATGTTAGTTCCTGTAATATTTGTTGCAGCAATGTTACTTGATGTTAAATTGGTTAAAAGTGAGTTGGTACCAGTATGATTAACATGTACTAAATTACCAAAATTACCTAGAGAACCAAATACACTTCCAGCAACACCTAAACTATTTAAAGTTAACGCACCGGTTGTGATATTAGTTGAAACGGATGTATCGAGAATAACGATACTTTGATTATAGTATAATGGACTACTCATTTTTTTATTTATACTATAAAAGAATATAATAAATTTTTTAAATTGTTTAATTAAATAAAAATAAAAATAAAAATAAAAATAAAAATAAAAAATAAAAAAAACTATTTATTACATATTAATTGTACTTATACTGAGTTTCATTTCTATATTATTTATCAAATCATTTTTTAAAAAATTTGATAAAACTTTTTTAATATTATCCTTTTTTAATTCTTTTCTAAGTTCTTTTATTGCATCTTCATACAATGAGTAATCATAATTAATATTGTCATCTTTTTTATATTTTTTAATACATTCAGACAACTTGACTTTTAAAACATCTAAGACTGGGTCTGATAATAATTCACATGTATCTTTTAACCCTTTTATTGTTGTAATAACATTACCTTCAGAATCTTCTGTAATTGAATTAAATGTTGGTGGATATTTTCTAGTATATTTTACAGCATGATTTTCTGGATGTTCTTGATCGCATAAAACACCATTTAAATATTCAGTTAACAAATAATTTAACTTTGTTTTATCTGTGTCATATGTTTCAATCACTTGTTTCATCTTATCTGATGTAATATGTTCAAGAGATAATTTAGTAATAGGTTGTATTTGAATATTGAAATTAATATTATTTGTTATACTATTATTACTATTAAGTGCTATATGATGATTATTATTACCATTAATAACAAGTTTACTTAACAATTCTTCAAATTTATTATGATAGTCTAATGGAGTCATTGTTTTGGCCACTTCACATCTATTATCTTTTAAATGTCTTAGTAAGTTACTTTTCTTTACAAAACTAGAATTACAAAAATTACAATTCATGATTCTTATATTATTTAATATATTAAATTTATTAAATAAACTTGAAATATTAATCCCTCGATTTTCTCAAGATGCTGTATCACTATAAACTCTACTGGGTTTTAAAATAATTCTTACAGATGACTTTGTATCTATATATTATTTTTGAATTTCATCATTTCATATTCAAGTTTTTTTATTTCAAGTTCTAATTGTTTTTGTTTAGTTTTTTCACGTTCTTGCTCAGTTAACTCTTTTGCTTGAATTTGTTTTGTTAATTCACTTGAATTTTCTATTGGTGTATAACTTGGTGGTGGGTCTAATATTCGTTCTCCTGCTACTTTTATCATCTCTTCTTTTATTACGTCTGTTGTTACTATTTCACTCAATTTTATTATCTCCGTATGATTTCCACCATATTTCTTTGGGATTTTCACTTTATTCATTTGGACTAGAGCTGAATTTTTAAAATCAGACTCCACTTTATATATATTTGAACACTTTATTATATTATGAAAACAAATTTCTTCAAATTCATCTATATGTTGTCTTACTCTTTCATGAAATTCTCGCACTTCTCCAACTATTCCATACTTTGTATACCATTCTTCTGCATATCTAAATGAAAACATATAAAATATATCTGTTTTGTCTCCAAAATAATTTACCAATTTTTTACTTGTATTAATCTGATCTTGATTAAATAATAAATTGTTAGTTACTTCTTCTCTAAATACTTGAGCAATATTATTTGGATTTTGAGTGTGATTTTGATCAATCGCCTTTATTTCATCTATTAATGTCAAGTCACCACCCAGATACCTAATCATTGTCTCTGCTGATTTACTTCTGAATTGTTTAGCCATTTCACCTGGTAACCAAAATAATAATTTTACCATTCCTTGAACATTTATTACTGGTGTTAATTTTTGACCACTACCAGGAAATTTTAGGTTGTAACAAAAAGTTACAGCCTCATCTTTATGATTTTTTAAAATATCCGCCCATGTTTTACGTGGATTACTCTGACCACCAACGACTTTAATAAAGTCAAATACAGAAATTTGTTTATCAGGTGTAATACGAATTTCAGATTCACGACCACTAAAAATACCGTCAAACGTTAATTGTTCAATTTCTGG